TCTCCTTCGTTGTCGACTGGTTCTTCGACCTATCGGGCTGGATTGATTCCGCTGATAATGCCCTTACGGGCGATAACAAGAGAATCACGAAAGCCTGGACATCCCAGAAGATATCGTCTCACATCGACCTGGTTAAACGCCAGTACGATAATCGTGAGATTTGGTATCCATGGGACGGTCGGGTAGTTGCTTCAGTTGAATCGACATCATATCACCGTAAACCCGTTGCTGTTACAAAAGATGTAACAGCGAGCGGTAGGTTCGGAAAAAAGCAAGCTAGTCTTTCACTAGCATTGCTCCATCAAAAGATGGCGAACCTTCGTTCGGTAAGATAACGTTAGTCAACATCATATATCATGACACCTGACATCACACTGATGGGTAAATCGTTCAAGTGGATCGCTTCTCTGCAAAACGGCGGTTCGTTACGTCGGTCTACGACCGATGGGGCAACCTTGCCCCATACGATCAAGATCAACCATACCGATGCCGTCGATAGCGCTACGAAAGTAGCCTGTCGGAGAAGTCAGTTCCGCGTAGACGTCACTCATCTGGATACGGGTGGGGTTTCCCCCTCCCCGCTCCCGTGCACTGCCTATGTCGTGTTCGTCAAGGGAAAGGGTATGTATGGGCCGTCGAGTGCAACTATTCAGTTGACGCTCAATATGCTCATCCAGGCTCTGTCCCAGACCGCTGCCGATGCCAGTGCCCTTGCCCTTCGTGATCCCTTTGGGATTAACGAGGAGCAGTAACACTGTTTGCCCGGCACAAACGCTGTATGCGCTTGCAGCGCATATACTAGTACAATGTTAGTTTATATAAAGTAACATCATGCAAATACATGCGAATGCGATAGCATACAATACAGGCACCTACACTCGCGGGACATACATTATTCAAGTGATCGCAAATAACGATCACGAATATGCATTCCTCGTTAGGATTAGGCGCTATGCACAACTCCAGTTCAGTAACAGTCTCTACTTCGCTATTAGCGATATAGGAACGGTTAATGTTCTGGGGACTGATGGACGGTCTAAACGGAG